GGTTTTGATTTGATCAGAACCTGGCACGCTCGAGGTCACACCAATGCCGGCATACAAGCCATCGGAAGGCGACCGGCGAACGGTCATGATGCTGGTTGTGTGCGGCATTGCTCGCGACAGGATTGCCGGGCACCTGGGTATTTCCAGGCCAGCCCTGCACCGGCATTTCGCCGATGAACTGGACAATGGCAATGATATCGCCAATGCGGCGGTTGCCGGCAGCCTGTACCAGAATGCCATGGACGGCACGGTCAGCGCGCAAATCTTCTGGATGAAGACCATCGCCAGATGGGGCGACAAGGATGTGGGCGATCCAGACATTGGCGCTACCGGTGATGCTTCGGCAGAGGAGGTTGCGGTGTCCGATCGCGAGGTGGCCCGGCGCATCGCTTTCGTGCTCGACAGGGCAGCCAGGAACGAAAGCCCGGAGACCACATGACAGGATTGCTCGACGAATTGCTGGCGCGCATCAAGGCGGCTGATCCTGAAGAGGTCAAGCTGGTGCGGCGCGAGGTCTTGCAACGCACCGCGGACATGGCCTGGATACCCAATCCTGGCCCGCAGACGCAGGCTTATTACTGCGAGGCGGACGAACTGCTTTATGGCGGCGAGGCAGGGGGCGGCAAGACCGACCTGCTGCTGGGGCTGGCGCTGACGGCACATCGCAAGAGCCTGGTTCTCAGGCGTCTCGACAAGGAGGTCGAAGGCCTGGAACAGCGCATGGAGGAAATCCTCGGCAACCGCGATGGCTACAACAGCCAGAAACGCATCTGGCGGCGCCATGCACCAAGGCCCGGCCTGATCATGCTTGGCGGCTGCCAGCATTTGGCTGACCGGGCCAAGTATCAGGGAACGCCAAAGGATTTTGTCGGTTTTGATGAACTGGCCAACTTCCTGGAAGCGCAATACACTTTTATCATTGCATGGGCGCGGTCCACGCTGAAAGGCCAGCGGGTGCGCGTGGTGGCAGCGTCCAACCCGCCGGTGACACCGGAAGGCATGTGGATCAACCGGCGCTGGGCGCCCTGGCTGATGCCGGATCATCCTGACCCGGCTCTCCCCGGCGAACTGCGCTGGTTCACCACCATCAGGGGCGAGGACTGCGAGGTTGATGGCCCCGGGCCGATCAAGATTGACGGCGAGGTCGTGCTCGACAGCAAGGGCAAGCCGGTGCTGCCCAAGTCCCGCACCTTCATCCCGGCAGAACTGGCCGACAATCCTGATCTTGCAGACAGCGGCTATGCCTCCATTCTGGCAGCCCTGCCGTCGGGCATGCGCGAGGCCATGATGGAGGGTGATTTCAGCGTCGGTCAGCGTGATGAACCGTTCCAGGTCATCCCGCAAGGCTGGGTGGAAGCCGCCATGGATCGCTGGCATGAGGCGGGTGGCTCGGCCCAAATGACTGCGCTGGGTGTCGATATTGCCCAGGGCGGCAGCGACATGACGGTGCTGGCCGCGCGTCATGGCGGCTGGTTTGCACAACTTAAAACCTACAAGGGAGTTGATACTCATGACGGGCCGTCAGTAGCGGGGTTGATTTTCATGCAGCTTCGTGACGGGGCAGACGTGGTGCTCGACATGGGCGGCGGCTATGGCGGATCAACCTATGATCATCTCAAACAGAGCCTGTCGCCGACCCAGTTCAATGGCGCAGCAGCAGGCCCGGGACGGGACAAGTCCGGCACGCTGTCATTCCTGAACCTGCGGGCAGCAGCCTGGTGGGCGCTGCGCGAGGCACTGGACCCGGACTATGGCGCCCAGATTGCGCTGCCGCGTGATGCGGAACTGAAAAGCGACCTGTGCGCACCGACCTACAAGGTGGTGCCGGGCGCCAGGATCCAGATCGAGGACAAGCAGGAGCTGAAAAAGCGCATCGGCCGGTCACCCGACAGGGGCGACGCCGTGGTCATGGCCCACTGGGCGACAGGCGTGAGACGGGCAGGCGGCTACAGGTCGCATGACCTGCCGCAACGGGCGGTGACGTCGAGAAGGTGATATCGCTCTTGCGGCTTTTCGGAGCCTTGTAAAACAGCCGCTGAACAGTTGTGGCTTCGGGGCACGGTTGCAATGTTCATGATTTGATCTCATATTGTGAGTGCGATGACAATAACATGCCGGCCCATCTGATTGTAAGCGGCTGACCCCGCAGATATCGGTGTAGCAGAGACTGTTACACAGCCGCATGAAAACGGTTTCGATGCCCGAGAGGAACATGTCATGAGTGGTTATTGTTGCGAACAACCATTGCCGGGGGCAAACAAAACCGGCGTGGCCCACAGACTTGCGCTGTTAGTTGCCGCAGCGGGTGTGTGTGTCGTCATGTTGTCGGGCAAGGCACTCGCCCTGGACATCTGCCCTGCCGACATGAAACCCGGAAATCCCCGGGTGACCCATTCGCACCATGGCGACTTTCGTCCGCCGGGCAAGGGCATACCGCTGGATACACTGGTTTCCGATCACAACTGGAATGCCGACAAGAGTGCGGTGTGGCAATTTCGGATGCCGTTGGGATACAGGACCGGCTGGACGCGAACCTACAGAGCAGAAGACTTCGACATCAATGCCATCCATGGCACTTCGGATTTCAGTTTCTGGATGCCGGACAAGCGATACCCTGAGCGCCGCCTGAACTTTCCGATGGGTACTGAACCGAAGGTGTGCGAGCACGGACGCCCGCGCCCGGGTGAGGATGACTATCTGGTCCGGTTCAGCTTTGGCGCCATCAGCCGGGTTCCAATTCTGAAAACCCCGGAACAGGAGTGGAGTCAGGGATATTTTCCTCGAGGCGACATCCGGTACAATCTCATCAAGCCCAAGACGCACATTTACGATATCAACAAAACGACCGGGAAAATTTTCCGGGAGAGTTACTACCATCCGGTCGGACACCCATATCAGGTCCATATCGGGTGTTATTTGTGGAAGGGAGATATTTGTACCGGTAACCTGTACTTTCCTGAAGAAAAACTCAGCCTGTTCATTCAATTTGGCAACCAGTACGTGTCGGTTTGGCAAAAGAATGTGATCGCGGCTCTGGAACTGCTGAAGAGCTGGCAGGCGGAAACCCCCGAGACATTGTCCGATCCGGAAATCGACCAGATCATCCAGAAAGTAAGAGGAGATTCGGATGAGTGACCGGCAATTGACGCTGAGCCCAGCACAAATCGCTCACATCAAGCAAATGCTCGCCTACGATGATCGACCAGAAACCGAACAAGGACGCCGGTTTGACGGGGCCAATTCCTGGAAAGCCTACGCGTACATCTCGAACCTGATCAACCACAGCGACCAGGTGGATGAAAAGACGAAACTGTGGTTCGAACGCGCCGCCCGGATCAACCGAAATGATACCTTGAGTTCCGCCAACATTTTTGTTCGCTCTGTGACGCAGTTCGGGCTCGAGTGGGGTGGACGCGATGCGTCTGCTGAACAGGTACAGGAGATGTCCAACGCGATCGGTAATAGTGTGATCACGGATGTGATTGAAAATCGCGGTATTCCTGCGCTCTCGGCCATGATTTCCCACGATGTAAGGCAGTCCACAATCGAACGCGGTCAAGACATCGCCGGGTGGGGCGGTTCGTTTTATTACTGGAATCTCGAAGTTGACCTGGGCAAGGAAAACGGTGGCGTGAAACCCATCGGGGAGCACATTCTTGGAAACCCGGAATGGTACGAGAAATTCATTGCCGTCAATGCTGCTGCCGTGGATGAGACCTTTTTGTCAGAAGCCGGGGAGCAGCAGTTCTGGAAAGACAGCGACCTGATAGACATGGCCAGGTTCGGCGTGACGAGTGAACTGCCGAAAGAGATCAAGAGCCAGATCATCGGGACAGCACTGGTGACATCGCACGGCGAATCATATGCGGCAGACCCGAACCGGATAAGTGACTGGTCTTACAATCAGGAGAAGCGGCAGTGGGTCAGGGCTTCCGGTGATTTTGCCATTACCGGTTTTCAGACAGCCCCGTCACGTGTTGCATCGGACCTGGACAGGATACGCGACATTCGGCTGAAAAAGTCCGAGGTGGCAAAATTTGGCAGGAGGCATGGTGCTCACAAGCCAAAAGGTCTGTTCGGCCTCCCGCGTGACCATCCATACTCGCGCGGGCCGAGTTCCACGAGTCCGCGAACAGATGTGCCGGAGCGTCAGTCCGCCCGGGGCGACACGGACAGTCAGCCGTTCATTGCCACGGCTGGCCATGCAGGTCGGATGGCCAGCCTGGAGGGTATTGACGATATCGATATTTACCAGGTTGCTGAGGACGTCTTTTCAACCATGACACTGGATGACTGGGCCAATGGTGACGACGACTATGACCCGTTTGAACACCTTCATCCGTTCAGGGATGGTGCGACGGTCGGGCCGGACCCTGCGCGCAGGTTGAGCAATGGATCCTCGGGACAGGCCCGAAGATGACACCCGGAGGTAGGTTCGGCGGTTTTTAGAATTGTAGTAAATTTATATATTTCAATGATTTGTGCTCGTATGCAGCAACAATGCCGTTTCGTTGTCTCGCGGTGACATTGACCTGGTTACACAAATACCGGCAAGACTCGTGTGCATCAGCAGTAGCGTTGAGGGTTCTGCGCGCGGGGTCGAAAGATGGATCCTCGGGCTTGTCCCGAGGATCCATGATGGTCGAACAGCTTGTCCGCCTTTGGCGGGCCGTTCTCATTTTGAGATCATATCGCTCACGCCAGCAGCCTCCGGCTGCTGGCGTGAGCGATAATATCAAACAAAGGAGACACGTCCATGTCCAAGGCCATCAAGGCGATCGGTTCGATTTTCAAGCCGAAGATACCGGAAGTTGCGGTGAGTAAAATGCCGGATCCCGGCTCGTTTGCCAGCAAGCAGGCGGCGCGCGACAAGGTGCGTGAGCGCCGCAAGAAGCGGGGCGGGCGCGATGCCACAATTTATTCCGGCCAGTCCTATTCCGGCACCAATCTGGGCGGCACCGCCTGATGGCGCTGCCCGAACGCGCAACCCGCCTGTGCGCCATGGCGGCATCTGCATTCAGCGCAAGGCAGGCGCTCAATTCGTTCTGGCAGGAAGTGGCCGAACTGCACTTTCCCGAGCACGCCGACTTCACCGCCAGCAAGAACGCCGATGGCTTTGCCTCCAACCTGTATGATTCAACGCCGGCGCTGTATCGGCGTGACTTTGGCAATTACCTGGGATCGGTGCTGCGTCCCAAGGGCCGCGAATGGTTCAGGGGCAGGGACCGCGATGACGAGATCAACCGGGTGCAGGCGATCCGCGCACATTATGAGCGCACCGACAAGCGCATGCGCGCGCTGCTGTATGACAACAGGTCCCAGTTCATTTCAGCCCAGGCCCTGGCCGATCATCAATATGTCACCTTCGGCAATTGCGTGACTTCCGCCGAGCCGCGTTCGGACCGCTCCGGCATGCTGTACCGCACCTGGCATCTGCGCGACTGCGCCTGGGCTGAAGATGTCGACGGTGAGGTGGACACCGTATACCGCCGCTTCAAGATGAAGGTGGCGCACCTGTGCTCGCAAAAAAAGGCCGGCTGGACGATTCCCAATAAGATTGCCGACAAGCTGAAAAAATCTCCCGACGACAAGGTGCAGTGCCTGCATGTGTCGATGCCGATCGATGCGTACTATGCCGCCGACAAGCCGAAGTCTGCCGCCAGGGAGTGGGTGTCGGTCTATATCTGCGAAGACACCAGGGACATCCTGTTCGAAGAAGAACTCAACGAGTTGCGCTATGCAGTGAGCCGCTGGTTCCGGCTGTCGGGGTCTGCCTATGCCATTTCGCCGTGCGCGGTGATCTCGACGCCTGATGCGCGCACCATGCAGTCGATGACATGGTCGATCATGCAGGCCGGCGAGAACGCGGTTGAGCCGCCTTTGGTGGGCCAGTCTGAAGTGGTGCTCGGTCCGGTCAACCTGTTTCCCGGCGGCATTACCTGGGTGGACAAGAATTATGATGAGCGCAACGGCGATGCCATACGCCCGGTCAATCTCGGCAAGGTGCCGGAGATCGGCGTGTCGCTGCACGGCGCCACGCGCCAGCAGCTCGGCGACGCGTGGTATCTCAACAAGCTGTTCCTGCCGGTCGGCGGCAGCGAGATGACGGCGCAGGAAGTAGAGCGCCGCTGGCAGGAATTCCAGCGCGCCACGCAGCCGATCATCGAACCGGCAGAACCCGAACGCAATGGCCGTGTGCTGGACCTCACCTATGGAGTTGCCATGAACATGGGATGGCTGGGCAGCGAAGCAGACCGGCCGGAGGAGATTGACGGCCGCGAGTTTGACTGGACCTATGACAACCCGATCGAGGATGCCCGCCGCGACGGCCTGGCGCTGACCTTTGGTCGCGCCATGGAACTGACCCAGGCCGCTGCCGGTGCCGATCCGAAAATCGCTGCCCGCTTCGATGTGGCGAAAGCCTATGGCGACACGATGCTTGCCGTTGCCCCTGCCCAGTGGGTGCGCGAGGTCGACGCCCCGGAAGTCGAAGCAGCCCAGGCTGAAATCGAGCAGGCCGTCCAAAGCCAGGGAGCGATTGCAGAAGCCGGCCAGCTGGCGGACGTGGCAGCACAGGCCGCCAGGGCGGGGATACCATGAGCCGCGGCAAACCATCGCCCGGCCCGAAGCCGCTCGGCGATACCTGGCCGCAGGACCTGAGCGTTGCAGAAGTCATGGCAATCAAGGGCCTGGGTGCCGGCGTCGCAAACGAAGCGCAACAGAAAACAGCACTCGAGGTCATCATGAAGCGGTTCTGCGGTTACTACGAACTGACATTCCATGAACACAATGACCGGCTGTCCGCTTTTGGCGAAGGCCGCCGGTATGTGGGTGCGATGATCCAGGAAACCCTGATCACCCCCGCCACCCCCAATCAGGAGACCACCAAGTGACCGCTTTTGAAACTGAAACCGTTCCAGCGACTGCAGATATGCCAAGCGGCAGCGCCACTGAAAGCCCTGCCGGACATGAAGCAAGCCAGCAGGACCGAACCCGGTCCTGGTCGGATAACGGCAAGCAAGGCTCGCTGTATGACGAGGCCGGATCCGGCACGTCCGATGCAGCCCCCTCCGTGTCGGGCGCATCTGCATCAGTCCAGTCTGCAACAGACCAGTCTGCAACAGACCAGTCTGCGCCAGACGAGTCCGCTTCTGGCCAGCCTGGTGAACACCGGTGGCCGGATGACTGGCGCACACAGATGGCCAATGGCGATGCCAAGGCAGCCCGGCTGCTGGAGCGCTATACCTCGCCCGATGCGGTTGGAAAGGCATTGCTGTCGGCCCAGCAGCGCATTCGCTCAGGCGAGGTGCAGCTCAGGCCCGGCCCGGAGGCGACAGATGAACAGCGCGCCGAATGGCGGCTGCAGCACGGTATTCCCGAAACCGCCACGGACTATGATGTGCCGATCCTGCTGGACGGCAGGTATGAAGACCTGGACGAGTTCGGCAAGGCGTCGATTGATGAGTTTCGCAGCACGTTTCATGAGCTGGACATGCCA